GTCGGGCAGGCGCTCATTGACTCCACGACGGAGACGGCGGCGTTTGCCGACGAGATGATGACCATGTCATCGAAGACGGGACTCTCGACCGATACGCTCCAGGAACTGACCTATGCGGCAGAACTTCTCGACGTTGACGTCGGCACAGTCACAGGCTCCATGACAAAGATGGAGAAGTCGATGGGAACGGCTGCCGAGAAGATCTTCAACATGGAGACCAAGCAGGCGGAGCTGAACCGTCAGCTCAAAGAGGGTAAGATCTCCGCGGACGACTATGAAGGCAAGATGGAAGACCTTCTTGAGTCGAGTGCGACCGGATACGACAAGCTCGGCATCTCTATCTATGACGCGAACCATAACCTCAGAGACTCCGAGGAAGTGTTCTGGGAGACCATCGACGCTCTCGGTCAGATGGAAGACGGAACCGAGAAAGACCTTCTTGCGATGGAACTTCTCGGCAAGTCCGCAAAGGAACTGAACCCACTTATTGAGGCAGGCTCTGACGGGTTCAAGGAACTCGCTCAGGAAGCGCACGACACGGGCTACGTCATGAGCGACGAAACGCTCAACGCGTTCGGCGACTTCGATGACCAGATGGTCCGCTTTAATAACGCAACCGACAACGCAAAGCACTCGCTCGGCGGTGTCCTGCTTCCGCTCCTCGGAGACCTTGCAGGCGACGGAACAGATCTGCTTAACGAGTTCGCTCAGGGTGTTGCCAGTTCGGGCGGAGACGTAGACAAGCTCGCAGGCGTCATTAGTCAGATGCTCCCGAAGGTCTTGCAGGTCCTTCTCAAGCAGATCCCGAAGATTGTTGAGATGATCAGCAAGATGACCAATGCGATTATCGACGTAATCGTTGATAACCTTCCGGACATCCTTGATGCGGCGATGCAGATCATAGACACGTTGGTCAAGACGCTTCTCACGCCTGAGAACCTTTCGAAGATCATCGACTCCGCGCTGAAGATCATCATGACCATCGTGGAGTATCTGATCCAGAACCTTCCGATGATCATCAACGCAGCGATCCAGATCATCGTGGCGATCGTTCAGGGCATCACACAGGCAATACCTCAGCTCATTCCTGCGCTGGTCGAAGCGATGACCACGGTCGTCAATACTCTCATTGAGAACCTTCCGCTTCTCCTTGACTGTACGCTTCAGTTGATCCTTGCGGTCGCTCTGGCGATTGTCGACAACCTCCCCGAGATCATCTCGGCGCTGGTCGAAGTGGTCACAGGCGTCATCGAGTTCCTGCTCTCGCCTGAAGGCATCGGCGCGATCGCGGAGACAGGTTACAAGGTCTTCGTTGCTCTCGTTGAGAAACTTCCGGAGATCATCACGGATATCCTCAGCGGTGTCGGTGAGATCGTGGACGGTATCCTCAAGGCGTTCGGTTTTGAAGGCGGTCTCGGTGAGGCGCTGACCGGTATCTGGAACAGTATCTGGGACGTATTGAAAGGAATTATCAATCTTATCATCGGCGGTATCAACGGTTTTACCGGCGCGATTGAGGACGCGGTTAACTTCTTTGTTGATGGGATCAATATCCTCATCGATGGTGCGAATGCTCTCGTCGGATGGATCCCGGGTGTATCGAGCCACTTAGTTCCGAACCTCGGATACTTAGATATCCCCGACATCCCTGAACTCGCAGAAGGTGCAGTCCTTCCGCCGAACAGTCCGTTCCTTGCCATCTTGGGCGACCAGAGGAGTGGTACGAACATCGAGGCGCCGCTCGACACGATCAAACAGGCCGTTGCGGAGACGGTGGGTCTCGGCGGTAATCAACCGATTATCATTCCTGTCTACATCGGACAGGAGAAACTCGACACTATCGTCGCTACGGCGAATAGAAATAATGCATTCATATCCGGAGGTAGATGACAATGCTAGGCGACAACTATCTCACATTTGCAGGAGAAGCGCTTCCGAACCCGACCGCGTTCTCGGAAGCATACACGAACATAGAGTCGACGAAACAGTCCGAGGCAGGCTATGACCTCGCGATTGTTACAAGACTCAAGAAGAGAGCGTTCACCGGATCGTTCCAGGTCACAAGCACCTGGAAGGACAAACTGAGCACGCTCTGCGGTATGGCGTCCGGTACGCTCGTCTTCCGTGGCGAGTCTATCACGGTGCGCCCGAGGCTGACGTCCTCGGCGCTCCTTGCTTCGACAGAATACTCAGAACGGACGGATGGACTCTGGACGGTATCAGTAACATTTACGGAGGTATAACTCATGTATAGCGGTTCAGCGGCTTTTAATACGGCGAATGAGGCCGCAATACAGAAGCATAAGCTCCGAGGCTATATCGGACTCACGATGTTTACGGAGGATAACATTCTGACCGGATCGTTATCCTTCACGAAGACGAACTCGGACGGCTCCGATATCAAGATGGGCGGAGTATATATCTCGACCCTGACGTGTACGTTCTTAAAGAACACGCCGATCACTCCGCGAGGCTGGATTGAGAAGCAACTGACGCTCGAGTTCGGGCTCTGTGTGAGTGAGAACCCCGACGTCTATGAGTGGATGCCTTTGGGTGTGTTCAAGATCGCGAACGCGATGACCGCAGCAGAAGGAACGACCATCACGGCATATGATGCGCTTGCGAAGTTCGACGAAACTCTGCCGGACTGGTACACAACAAGCGGCTCGATTTATACGATCATTCAAGGCATCTGCAACAGGTTCTCGGTTCCGTTTCGGATGTCACAGGCACAGGTCGAAGCGTTACCGAACGGAACGAAGCCGATCGGACTTTATAAGCCTAACGACTGCCAGACATATAGGGATATCGTGTACTGGATATCCCAGATTGTCGGTGGTTGGGCAGAGATAGACCGTGATGGATACTTTGTCCTTCGGACATATCCGAGAAGCGGAGACGCGGACGTCACACTCACGTCTTACGACTTGGTGAGTGGCGCACAGTTCAGCTCATGGGTGACGGACTTCGGCTCTGTCGTGTTCGAGAACGAAGACCAGAGCACATCACTCTACGGATCCAGCGGCGTCGGCTTATGTTACGAAGCAGGAATGAACCCGTTCCTGATCTACGGCGGCGGATCTCAGACTGTTATGAGGACGGAGATATTAAACACCTTGACTCACATCAAGTATCAGCCGTTTTCGGTCTCTATGATGTGCGCGCCTGTGTTTGACCTCGGAGACGTGATTTACTTCTCGGGAAACATCGCAGGCTCTGAGTCGGCGAAGGGTATCGTCAACCGTATCACTTGCGGCTTCAAGGACGGCTTTAAGCTCGAAGGCTTCGGTTCTAATCCGAACCTGGCTTCGGCGAAGTCGGCTTCGGACAAAGCATCCGCTCGGGCTCGTTCTTCGTCTTCCGACAAGGAACTCGAATACTACACCTACTCGAACGGAACGGCCTTAACGATTGACTCTACACCGACGAAGGTCTGCGACATCCTGTTCTCTGCCGACAAAGCGACGACCGTTGAAATGTGGCACGAGTTCCAGATCGAGACGAACCCCGACGAGGGTGAGGCTCTTGAGCTCGAGGCGATTTACTATATAGACCTTGTCGAACTCGACCGAAAGCCCGTCGAGACATACGACGATGCCGCGAAGCACCTTCTTGACCTTCACTATATGAGTCGTGTCTACGACGAAGGCACTCACTCTTGGCAGGTGTACCTTGTCGCCACGAACGGCACGGCAACGATGCGGAAGGACGACGGCATCTCCGTATTGAAGGGTCAAGGTCTTGCGAAGCAGGACAAGTGGAACGGCGTTATCGTTCTCGACGATACGGTCTCTTCGTTCTCGATTATCTCGCTTATCGCGGCACTTTCGGAGACGGTCGTTTGTACCGCTTCTGCTGTGGACTATGACGAAGCGTTCTCTGCGAACATCGCAGGCATGGACGCTCCGGCCTCGTTTACGGAACTTACGGAGAACGTCGTGATTACGTTCGGCTGGGCGGACTGGATTAACTTCTGCGGTGAGAACTACTACTGCGGAACGGAAGGAGTTTTATTATGAACAATCCTTATGTATCTAAGACTTGGAAAGACAGAGACACGGAGTACCCGACAAGACGTGAACTCGCGTACATCGACCCCGAGACCTCGCTCCCTGCTACGTTACAGGTGACAGTCACCCGTGACGAAGGAACCATCACCGAGGTCGGCGATCCGTTCGCGGCTTCTACGATGAACGGACTTGAGAGCCGTATCAACACGGCTTTCGCCGCTCTCGCTCCTGCCGGATTTACCGAAGTGACGGGAACGCTTATCGCGCACTCTTACGACGTCATGCTGATTGATGCCGCCATTACGACGGCTTCGACGGTCGACGTTTACACCGATACGTTCGGAGTGAACCCGACGAACATCACTCTCGGAACAGGACTGATGACAGTCCGCTTTGAACCGCAGGAGAACGATGTAGGCGTGAAAGTGAGGGTTTGGTGATGGCTTGGTATAGATGCGGCGGCGGTATTCCGTCGAGCCTTAAGACCGACATGAACGCGGTCTACAACAAGAAGTTCGGAACAAGTACGACCTACGACCCGTCCGTGTGGGCGTCCACGGCGAACCTGATGGGCCCTCTTCCCGAAAAGACGGCTTCGGGCGCGGTGGCTAGTATCACGGACGGCGCGGACGCTGTGCCGATAAAGTCGTGGGAAGTGAAAATAGCGCCCACGCTGACGGGGAAGTCGGCTGTGGAGTGTACGCAGACGAAAAAGAACTTGATTGATAACAGCGCGGCGGCGTGGGAAAACGGAACAATCAACGCAAGCGGTAATAACGCTTCGGGAACGGGAACGCGCACGGCTGGTTATTACGAATTAAAAGGCGGCGCCACTATTACGGTGTCGGGTATCGTCGCACCGTCCACCACTTCTGATTTTCGTATTTTCTACTACGACGAAAACAAGGACTTTCTATCATATAGAAACTATTCCGCGTCGTATATCGTTCCCGACGATGTGCGTTATATTCGTATCAGAAACGTATCTGTGGCGGATATATCGGCGTTACAGATTGAATACGGCGCAACCGCAACCACCTACGAAGCCTACACCGCGCCCACCGTGTCCACCGTGTCACTCGGTCGCACGATTTACGGCGGTGAGGCTGATGTGGTGAACGGGACGGGGACGGACGCATACCACGCACCAGTAACTTTTGATGGTTCATCTGATGAAAACTGGAAGAAGCATAATTCTATTGCTTCTTGGTTTTATATCGATTTCCCTTTTTCGGGTGCTTATTCAAATAATAGCGAATATGATTTTATTACATCGTCATGGGGAACACAGCGTCCTTACAGTAATGTTTCAAGCCTTGTTAATGGTCAATTTGCGTATGGTGAGATTGACAGATTAGTTATAAAAAACACAGATTGTACGGAAGTTGAAGATTTCAAAACATGGTTATCAAACAACCCTATTACAATGGCTTATAAACTTGCAACACCGACCGACTTCACTTTCGCACCGATAACACCGACACCCGAAACGCCTTCTTCGCATGTGGCGAACTTCTGGGCGGACACGGGCGACAGTAGCGTCACGTACAGAGCAGACATTGATTTACTTTTAGGAGGTAACTGACTATGAACTTAGCTGAAAAACTGGTTTCCGCTTATCTGAACCACGAGGTCGTGCCACTTAAAGGTAAGACCACGATTGAACTGACCGACGTCAGAACAGGCAAGCGTGAACGCATCGAGAGCGAGAATATGGTTACCAACGCGGTCTCTAATATCCTCGCGCACAACTACTGCGGTATCGCGAACTTCAACACTTTGACACCGCTCAAGCAGATGTTCGGCGGTGTCTTACTCTTCAAAGATACCATGACCGAAAACGCGGACAACTACAACATCCCGAACGACACGAACACCTGCTTCGCTTGGGCAGGAGACACGGCGCACTCCACCGCGAACCCGTACCGAGGAAACCCGAACGGCGGAGAGACTATCGAGACCGACACGAGCATCGCGTTCGTCTGGGACTGGATGACCAACCAGGGCAACACGGGCGAGGACAGTATCAACTGCGTTTGTCTCACGCACGCGAAGTTCGGAAATATGGGCACGAAGCCGTGGGACGCGACCATCAATCCGATGTCAACGTTCGGACAACTGACCGTCGGAACGAGAACGATCACGGACGACGTCAGAAAGGAATTCCCGGTCGCGTTCGGTTCGGACGGACGGTCTTACTACTCCGTCATTCTGAACGGTACGAGCTTCAAAGAATTCACCATGAGCCACGACCTTTGGAAGTTTGGCATCTTAAAAACGGCGAGCGACTGGACGCAGACTGCATCGCGTGAAGCGACGCTCGATGCAGGAAGCAATAAGTTCTTCTTCCTCGACGATACATATTATTACGTTGCTTGGGTCACATCGGCGACCACGATGACCATCAAGAAGATTGCACGAAGCGACTTCACTATCACCGATGCAAGTATCACGGTCTCCGACGTAGCGCTTTACACAGGCGCGATTGATGCTCCGCAATATCTTCCGCTCTTCGCGTTCGACGGAACGTATCTCTACTTCCCGAACGACGACGCGACGAAACTGGTCAAGATAGACATCGCGACACCTGCGAACACGGACTATCTGGACGGTACAGGCACGATCAATATCAACGGCGCTCCGAGCGGAGTGAACGGCTATCAGCGCATGACCCCGATCGCGTGTTCGACTGGGTTCGTGGTAGGTGACAACTACATCGTCAACGGTGACCATATGTATCCGATCCTGAACGTCTCGGGCATCGGCGCGACAGTAGACTACTACAACAAGAACTGCTGGCTCGACGTAGTAAGGCACGGTGCTTCGTGCTACGGTCACGCGGTCGGCACTCAGGACAGCCGTGCATACGGACAAAGCAACGTTCTGTTCCCGTATTACTTAGCGAGCATCAATAACCTCGATAACGGGTGTCAGAAGGGGTCCGGTCAGACGATGAAGGTCAGATACACTCTGACAGAGGTCTGATATGGACTCGGCAAGAGAGGTCATCGACGGGCTCTGGATGATCAGACAGAGTACAATCGACAAAGACCTAATGATCCATTACTGCGGTCAACTGGTCAAGGTCAAGAAGTGCGACGCGCTTCTCGACCTTCTCCAGCTGCGGAACGAACTGATCAGAGCACGAGAGGAGGCGCGTGAGGATGAGTAACAAAGTATATGATGCATTGAAGTATGTAGCGCAGATCGTTCTGCCAGCCGTGGCGACATTGTACTTCGCTTTGGCGCAGATCTGGGGTCTGCCCTATGGCGAACAGATCGTCGGCACGATTACGGCGGTGGACGCGTTCCTCGGAGCGCTCCTGCGGATCACCACGATTAAGTATGAGAAGAGTCTCAAGGAGGACGGAGATGATGAGTGAGATTATTGTGGCGCTTTTGGCATTTCTTGGGACAGTATTAGGTTCAGGACTCTCGATCATCGCAAACAGTAAACTCACTAATTACAAAATCGACGAACTCAAGAAAACGGTCGAGAAGCACAACACGCTTGTCGAGCGTACTTATCGCCTCGAACAACACGCAGCCATCACGGACGAGAAGCTGAACGTCATCGAGGACAAGATTAAGGAGGGACAACATGGCTAAGACAGGACAAGGACTCGCGAGCTTCGCGATCGCGTGCCTCGGTCGACCTTATATCTACGGAACGTACGGTCAGATCCTGACTGAGCGTTTGCTCGTGAACCGCGCCGCGACATATCCGGCACGCATCGGACCTGAGCGTGTGAGATATGCACGCGAGCACTACATCGGCAAGCGCGTTTCCGACTGCGAGGGACTTATTAAGAACTATCTCTGGTCGGACTCACCCGACGAGGCTCCGAAGTACAACGCTTCGCAGGACCTCTCTGCGAACGGTGCGTTTGAGAAAGCAACCGTCAAGGGGAAAATCGGAACGATACCCGAAAGACCCGGCGTTTGTGTTCGCTACAACGGACACGTCGGCGTGTATATCGGTAACGGCTACGTCGTAGAGGCTCGTGGCTTCAATTACGGCACCGTCAAGACGAAGCTCAAGGACAGAAAATGGACGGACTGGTTCGAGCATCCGTGGATCCAGTACGAAGCAACACCGGAGGTGAAATACGTGACAATCGAAATGCCAGTTCTCCGCAAGGGAGACAAAATTCAAGCAGTTAAGACTTTACAGGCCTGTCTCGATGTGTTTGGCTATGGCCTTGCGATCGACGGCTCGTTTGGCGGAAAGACCGAGACCGCGCTCAAAGACTTCCAGAAGAAGAAAGGTCTGACCGTGGACGGCGTCTGCGGAAAGAACTCCTGGAACGCATTACTCAAGTGACCCCGAGGCTCACCCCGTCGGGGCCACCTCTACGAACTGACCCTATCTCTTCGGAGGTAGGGTCTTTTTTATTGTCCGAATATTTGGACAGTTAAGGGGCAATTTTGGGGCAATTATGGGTCAAAACTACGTTAAACGGCGTGAAAGTACGAACCCGAAAACGCCTGAAAACACGGCATTTTTACATTCCGTAAAAGTAGCGAGACAATTTCAAGTCCTGTCATCCGCACCAAGAAAACCCCGAAAACTCGGGGCTTTTTCGTTTCCTATGGACAATCTCGGGGCAATTCTGTAAAATGAAATTACATACACCTAACACGAAGGCGGTCCGCAAAAACGCGCTGAAATCCCAACCGAAGTTGAAGTACCTACACCCAGCGGACCGTCTTTTTATTGCAGTTTTTTCAGTAGAACAATATTCGAAGCCTGCGCGTTTCGTTCCATATCGCCGTTGACGGCATGACCGTACACTCCATAAGTGTCCATTGATGCCGAGTGACCTACGAGCTTCTTGAGCGACTCCTCGGGCATATCCATCGCCATGAACGAGATAAACGTGTGCCTTAATGAGTAGGGTGACGCTTTTGTTTCCATTTCGTCGCGGATGCGGTTCCAGGAATGGATACAATCTGTCTGCCTCGCGCTCTTTCCTGCGTGATTGCAGAAGATGTATTCCGAGCGGAGCCGCCACGTCTTATTCTTCTGGTCCTCAAGAATGCCTTCAAGTATCGAATTTAACCCGAAACGCCTTCTTGCGTTCTCGTTCTTTCCTTCCGTTGTTCGTCCGCGGTAATTGATGGCCTGCCGGATCGTCACGACGCCGTTCTCAACATCTGACCAGCGCAGGCCGAGCGCTTCGCCCGGTCTCATTCCCGTACACAAGAGCCAGCGCCACAGGTTGACGTACCATTCGCCATCAAAATCGATCATAAGGCGCTTTGCTTCGTGCGGTTGAAGAATGACCTTCCCGACTTTTGGAGCGCTTCTAGGTACCTTTAAATCGGTCAGAGGGGTATCCATGAGACCTGCGCTTTTACAGAACTTGGAAAACGCGACAATGGTCGCTCTTATGTTCGCGATCGACTTCTTTGCGAGCGGTTCGCCGTTACGCTTTTTAGACTTCCACAGTATCTCCTGAAAGTCGTGAGGATGAAGGTCGCAAAGACGGCTGTCGGCGAGTGTCGGCAGCAGATAGTTTCTTCCGATGCTCTCGGTATTGACGTAGTGCTCAGGACCTGTCAAGGCTTTTACTTCTTCGAGGTATCGCTTCCACGCCGTTTCAAACGTGCAGAGCTCGGTAAGACGTCCGCTTTCCCTTGCGCGTCGCTCAACTTCTTCGCGTCCTCTTCGCCCTGGAGTGGTACAAGAGAAGGATCGGACTTTGCCGTTGATACTGATCCTTATTCTCCACCGTTTACCGTCCCACTTTGCCGTTGCCATTGTTCGCGCTCCTTCTGTTTTAATAGTGTCAACATCTCGCCGATAAGCTCGGACCTGATCTCGTCGTTCAGTTCTTCCATGACGACCTGCGGCGGTTCCACGATCCGATCGGGTTCGTCACGGAGCAGATCCGGCACGCTTACGTGCAAATAGTCGGCGATCTTGATGACCTTGTCCATTGTTATATTGACCTTGCCCTGTTCGACGCGCGAGATCATTCCCTTCTGCGAATAACCAGCGGCCTCGGCAAGTTCAGCCTGACTTATTCCGAGCGCGGTTCTCCGTTCTCGGATCCTGTTTCCTAGAATAATCAAATAGTCCATATCTCTACTCCTTTAATATGGATAATAACACGCCGTATGATACTATGCAACTTTTAATATGTTTGTAACAAAAGTATGTTGACAAGCAACCTTAAAAGAGTAAAATAGACTTAACAGGTTACATACGAACCAACCAAAGAAGGAGGTGAATAAAGTGAATTTTGAGGACAGAATGAACAAAATCCTAAAGGAACGCGCGGCGAACAAGAAGGCGCTGGCCCGAGAGATCGACATGCCGTACTCTACGTTCCGTTATAAGTGCAGAGGCGCTCAGTATTGGAACGTGCTCGAGTTCAAGAAACTGTCTGACGTCTTACGTTTGACGGACGAAGAGAAGGCTTTTTTATGCGAAGAGGTTACATGACAGGTAACCAAAAGGAGAGGATCATGAAAAACAATTCACTTAAATCGTATCCGGCACTCCGCGAGACCTTTGTCTGTCTTGCAGCGCTCGCGGACTATCTCGGTCGCTCGATGACGTACTGCTCGATGTGTCTGAACGGAAAGAAGGAGTTCAGTAAAGCCGAGAAGATCGCTCTCGAGGTCGCTGTCGGACAGCCGTGGGAGGTGATCGCGAGTGTCTAGAGTTTACGTCGGTTACCTTCGAAAACTCGACCAGACGGACGGAGCGGTCATCGTGACCCAGCAGGGGCTCGACCTGATGGGACGGGCGGACAAGAAGATCTATCTTCCGAAGTCGCAGATACAGATCAAGCGTGACGACCTGCACGGGTGGAAAATCTACATTCCCGAGTGGCTGATCATCAAGAACCACATCAACTGGAACAGGCTTGACGAGATCGAGCCAATCGACCCACCGAGGTCGAAGATTTTAATTAGTAAAGGAGAGTAAACATGGACTTAGCAATTCACATTCTTATTTTCGCAACGATCCTCGGGATCATGGCGTGCTTCGTTATCGCGATGAAAATCATCGGCGACCTCGAGTGTCTGGTCGGAAAGATGAACCGCAGGATCGCGACTTTTGAACACAACAACAACGTTCTGGTCTCCGCGTTTAGGAAGAACAGTATCAAGGTCGTAGAGGACGAGGCTCCGCTCGACTTCCCGAACGACAGGAAGGAGTGAACGACTTGTCACTCATTACCTATTTAGACCACATCAATTGTGAGTCCTGCGGAAAGCGCATCGAGGTCGGAGAGTATTCCTACATCTACACGAACCTCGCACTCTGCGAGTCCTGCATGGACGAGCGCTTGGCGGACGTGAAAGCGGACGCGCAGGTCGAAGTGAACGACAGCAATTTTGACTTAGAGAAGGAGGAATGACATGGAGAACTTATTCAACGAACTGAACTCGATCAACGTTTCCGACAAGATCGAGAAGAAAGGCGGTCTCTCGTACCTATCTTGGGCGTGGGCTTGGGGCGAACTCAAGAAACGTTGCCCCGAGGCATCGTACACCGTCTATGAGAACGCGGACGGGCTCTTTTACCACCACGACGGAAAGACCGCGTGGGTCAAGGTGGGAGTCACCGTCAACGGCTTGGAGCACGTCGAGTACCTGCCCGTGATGGACATGAGGAACCAGAGCATCAAGCTCGAGAACATCACGTCCACGGCGGTCAATAAGTCGGTGCAGAGAGCGCTCACGAAAGCGATCGCAAGACACGGACTCGGGCTCTATATCTACGCAGGCGAGGACTTGCCCGAAGAGGAGAAACCGAAGAAGGGCAAGAAGTCCGAGGAAGAAGTCATTTCTTTTGGGACTGCCAACTCGGAGGATACCGATCTTCCCTTCGACGTTGGCGAGGAAGAAACACAGGGCACAGGCGAACCCGTTGAGCTCTTAGGGCTTCGGTCGCTGATGAAGATGGACGGCGTCACAGAGGAACAGGTCCTCAAGGCGTTCAAGGGGAAATACTCCGCGATCGAGAACATCGAGCCGTCCGTGATACAGGAAATGCTCTTAGACAAATGGGAGAGCTTCGTAAAGTTTATCAATAAAGGAGGAAACAAAAAATGATGGACTGGAATGATTACATTGAGAACGAGGGCGAGATCACTACTCTCCCAGAAGGCGACTACGAGTTTACGATCACTTCTTTCGAGAAGGGTCAGCACGCAGGCTCCGCAAAGATACCTGCCTGCAATAAGGCGATCTTGGAACTCACGTTCAAGGCTCCGAACGGACAGAGAGGACGTTGTAAGGACTTCCTGCTCCTGCACGAGTCCGTGGAGTGGAAACTGTGCGCGTTCTTCCGCTCGATCGGACAGAAGCAGCACGGAACAGGACTTCACATGGACTGGTCGAAGGTTCAGGGCGCGAAGGGAAGAGCACACTTCATCGTGAACGATGACGGCTACAACCGCGTCGACCGATACCTGGATCCGGAAGAGAACGAGGGAGCGCTGCCGTGGGGTGACTGATTATGATGGAGTGGGACGCATGGATCGGACAAGATGATCCGGTCGAAGTCAAACCGCTCGCACCGCCGCCACACGTTGAAGAATTAGAGACCGAGTCAGCCCAGCGCAGTAACGAGCTCCGAAACAGGGCGGAGATCTTCCGAAGGGAGTCCGGATCGTTCCGGCTCCCGTCCGCGAAGTATCGTTCCGACTTCACACCGGAAGAGGAAAAGCTGGACCCCGAACTGATAAAGGGCCTGTTCCGAATGAACCAGAAGATGATACTCGCAGGCGCGAGTAAGTCGGGTAAGTCGTTCATGCTGATCGAACTGGCACTCTGTCTCGCATCCGGCACACCGTGGATAGGTTACGAGTGTAAGGAATGTAAAGTCCTGTATGTGAACCTTGAAATTGCAGGCGCGTCTTTTATCAAGCGTGTGGACGATGTCAGTCGGATCATGGAGCTCGGACAGGGCACCTGGAACGAGAACCTCAAAATCCTGAACATGAGAGGCGTGCACACGAACATCGAGGAGATGCGCGGCGCTCTGATCGCGGAGATCATCTCCGAAGAGGCCGAGACGGGTGTTCCGTATGGCGCGGTGATACTGGATCCGATCTATAAGATCAGTAACGGAGAAGAGAACTCCGCAAAGGACGTCGGAGCCTTCTGTGCAAATATCGACGTTATCTGCAAAGAGACGGGCGCTGCAGTTATCTTCTCACATCACCATTCTAAAGGTGATCAGGGTTATAAGTCAGCGCAAGACCGTGCGAGCGGTTCGGGTGTGTTTGCCCGAGATCCGGACACGATGATCGACATGATCGAGCTGGACATTGACAAGGACACTTACGGAGTCATGAAGAACAGTTACGCGAGCGAATACTGGGCAACGCTTCTCGATAAGAGTTATTCGGGATGGCGCGACGAGGTCTCTGAGGACGATCTCAATCAGTCGGGCGCGCTGGCTCAACTCTATAAGACGAAAGCGAAGGTCACGGATCGAGTCATCGCGTACATGAGCCAGAACGTCGAAGCGGACTTTCAGGAGTCCATGAAAGGCGCGACACCTTTGAGGCTTGAGTTTACTTTGCGAGAGTTCGCGTCACCGGATCCCGTGAATATGTTCTTCCGTTATCCGATACACATCCTTGACGATAAGGGCGTGCTCGAGGCGGCTGATCCGAAGAGTCACATCCAGGGCGAGAAGAAAGAGAAGGTCCGAGCGGTAAGAAAGAGTAAGACGGCTTCGTGTTACGAGGCGATGGTCCACTACATTATGAAGAACGGCTTCGTAACGTATGCGGATCTAAAAGCGGAACTCGACCTCATGGATCGTCAAGTCCGAACCAGAGTCGATGATGTCATGGCGGAGACAGACGAGTTCGAGAAGGTGAAAGGCGGAGGTAAAAACGTGACGAGAATTTACTTCCGAGGCGAGGCTCCGGAGGAGAAAAATGATGAGAATTGACCCTTGCAATTACCCTTGCAATTACCCTTGCAATTTACCCTTGCAGTCTATATATAAAAGAAAAATTGCAAGGGTATGGAAATTGACTCATTTTGAGCCAGAACAAAAGCGCGCTTTAGCGAGCGCGCGCTTCTGAACTGGCGGTCAAAATTCATCCGGGGTGCAAGGGGTTAGAAGGGTACTAAGTAAACACCCGTTGCAAGGGTGGAAAGGAGAAAACAAATGATTGAGTTTCACGATAAGTATAACTGGCTGGGTTGTCCGGAAGAGGACATCGAAGCGGCCGAGGACAGCATCGTCAGATACGATGACGAAGGTAAGCACAAGGAGGATCTGAACTTTGCATACTTCAATGCGCTCTGCGCGATCGGCAAGGCGCTGGTCGAGATCAGAGACGAGCTCCGCAAGATGAACGGAGGTAAAGACGATGGCAACACTTAAATATTCACACTTCGAGAACTGGTGCGGCATCTTCCACGACTTCTATTACTGTTCCGAGTGTAAGAAGCAGTACGCGTTCCGGTCGGGCACGATGCCCGAGCTGGATAAGTGCGAGGAGTGCGGAAGTGAGTTTACTGGGTCGGAGTTCAACGACCAGATCGGAGGGAACTGATGAGCGAACCTACATTGAAAGACTGTATCAACTACATGAAGTCGCAGATCAAGCAGATGGAGAAGTATCCGAGGAACTATGAATACAACCTGCCGTATTACCGAAAGACGGTCGAGATCCTGAGCAAACTCACCTGTCTCGAGTGTGACGGGTGCGGTTACTCCGACACTTGCGACCACATGAAAGAAGGTGACAAGAAGTGAGAAATAACGTAGGAATGAAGTTTGATTGCATTTTAGAAGAAACTCTCGGTTTTATTGATGTTGAGTACACACATCTCAATAAAACAGTTAGATATGAGAAAAAACCATGTGACGATTGGGAATACCTCAAAGAACACATTGCAGAAATGCGTGACGCTGATGGCAAACTAAACCAGAAAGATACCTGCCAGTTTATTCTGAATTTGATGAAGGTTATTGAGGAAGAAGGTGAGAAGAAGTGAGACAGATACAAGGCACTTTATACTTCGACCAGATCCCGAAAGGCACCGCGCAGATGAAGCGAGTGAACCATAAGACGGGGAGCTTCTTCGCAGGCAAGGACGTCCGCTTGGCTCACGACCTGTACATGAACGCGCTTTACGAGTACGCGCCCGAGAAGCCGTTCGAGGGACCGCTCTCGCTCGGGTTCATCTTCTCCTACTCCGTGAAGGATAAGAAGAAACAAGGCCAACCTAAGACGTCGAGACCCGACTGCGACAACTTAGTGAAGCTGGTCATGGACGTCATGACGGAACTCGGGTTCTTTCTCGACGATGCTCAGGTCACGAAGCTCCGCATCGAGAAGCGGTGGAGCCTGCACGAGAGGGCGAACGTGTACTTTAATCTGGAGGAGGTGGTCGAGTGAAACATCATGAATTACCGTGTGTGTTAGTAGTCGAAAGAGATGACGAGAATATTGTTACGTGTGCGTATTTGAACGTCGGCGGTACTTATGCATTCCCGTTTAAGTATGTGAGGTTCGGCGTGTCTTTTGACGACTTCGCACACTTGAGCCCTAGACCGAACGCAGAGTGGAAAAGTGTCGATGACAAAGATTATGCAGGAGGCGGTTATATAATGTGCACGGCTTGTAAGTACAAGTTCTCGTTCGGTGCTTATAATATGCTCGACCACGAACGCTTCTGTCCTCGTTGCGGAGCCTTCATAGGGAAAGGTGGTGACTCCGACAATGACAGAACGTGAAGAACGCGCAAAGGCTTGGCTCAACAGGAACTACGGCATCGCGCTCGAGATACAGGCGATACAGAGAATGCTCGAGCGCATGAACGCCGACCTTGAGAAGGTCACGAGACCGCTCAAGATTAAAGAGGTCATTGAGGCGAATAACCCAGGGAACGCGCAGGAGGACAGGCTCGCGGATTATATCGACATGAGCGACGACCTTGCGAAGCGGTTGACATATCTCATGAGGCTCGACGCGGAGACGAAGGCGGTCATCAATAAGATGGACAGTCCGATGTTGAGGGCGATACTCACCGA